CCTCGAGCAGATTTACTTCTTCCTAAAATCGATTCGAGTAATTTTTTTAATAAATCTTCTTTCATTTAAAATCCCTGTCGTAAAACTTACCTAAGATGTTGTCGTTAAGATATTGTTTGTCTTCTAATACCTCTAACACAAATTGATATTTACATTCTAAGTATGTAAGTTCTTTTTTGTTGTAAGCTATTTGTAAGATTTTTCTTTCTAAATCGTCATTGTTTGCGTCTTTAATAAAACTGTGAGAACCATAGTAAGTTTTCCAATCGCTTTCTTTTAATACTCTTTTAAATGTTGGTGGACGACCTTTACCTTCATATAGGGCTTTTTCTTTTTTGCCTAATTTTTTCTTTAAATTGTAAATTAAAGATTTTTTACCAATGTACCTTTTTCCAGTTGGAAGATGGGTTGTTTGATAGATGAAACCAAATGCGTTCTCTGGGAGATCACTAATTTCTTGTATGAGTTTGTCTTGATAATACCATTGCATAATACCAATGTAAAAAAAAGACCCTGGAAAACCAAGGTCTTTTAATATTATTATTTTAAAGTATTATGTTTATGCTACGTATGCAAACTGTACACCACATATTACTCCTCCTGCAAAGTCAGATTGTGTTGATGTGATAGTAAAATGTGCTTCTCTAGCTGAACTATCATATGCTAATCCTGCTACCATTATCATAGCGTCTTGTCCTCCTAATCCTACATGCATAGCTGGATCCATAGATATTCCTTTTTTAATGGCAAGAGAAGCGGCACCATCTATAATGGAATCAGTGTGAGCTGCTGAAATTTCAGCTCCGTCTGCTGCTGTTCCAACTTTATGTCCTACATCACCTGACGTTAAAGACATTGCTGTTGATGCTATTATAAACATATTTGTAATTACAGTGTTTGCTGGAATTACTATTGCATCAATTGCTGTGCTTGTTCCTGATACTGTAGTAGCTGCACTTACTTGTGTATGAGTGGTACTTTCTATAAGATCATAGAAATTTTGTTGTGTAGGTCTATCTCCTGAGTTGAAATATCCTTTTAAAATTGTGATCGTTTGTTTTGCCATTTTAAATTATTTTTTAGTTGTTAGTAGTTAACTATTATGCCCAAGGTGTAGCTGGATCTCCAATACAATCAATCATTGCTTCTGCGAACCATCTGTTAGTAGCTGTTGCAACTAATTCTACTATTCCTGATGCTCCTGTTGTACTACCATTCATTGAGAATACGTCATCATTTGTTCCATCTGGTGCGTGAACTTCTTGTAATCCTGATGACATATCTACTGTATCAGTCATATAAGCATATCCATTAAATAATGTTGAAGTTGCGTCTGCTGTAATTGTGTGTGCATTTGAAGTTACTGCTCCAAAAATGATTTTGATTCTATCACCTACTACTGGAACTGGTAACGTTATATCACAACCATCTAATTTAGTTACTAAATATACGTATCCGTTTGCTGCTGTAAAATCTGCAGTTTGTGCTGATGTCCCATTGAAATAAGGGTAGCCGATTGTTTCTACTAATGTTGCGAAATTTGCTTCTGTAGGTCTATCTCCTGTGTTGAAATATCCTTTTAATGTTGATGCTGCTGCTGATGCCATGTGTTTTATGTTTTATTTATTAATTAATTTTATGGTAAAGATTGCAATCTCTTTTGTGATCTCTTATTATACGTATGTACGCCTTTTAGAAGCCGTAATAAGTTTTATGTTAGACTAGCGCCATCTATGTAAACCATAGCTACTAATACTACACCATCAGTTGGTGTGCCTGCTGTTGTTAATCTAAGCTTGTCATTTGAAGAAAACGCAGTATATGAATCATCCGAATCACCCGCTGTTGGAGTTGTAAAAGGAGCAAATGTAAGTGTGTCATTAATTTCATCTAATTTACCATTTGCAATTGATTCAGCATATTTGTCAGGATCACCATCAGTACCTACCCCAGTGATGTGGTGACCAGCTGAAATTGCTGTTGTTACTTTAATAGTAATACTTAAAGGTACACAACCTAAAGGGAAAAAGTTAGATTCATCAGTTGTTGCACCACTAGTATCTAGGGTTATAGATGCTGTTTTCATTTTAATAGGTACAGTGTAAGTACCATCCCCTAAAAGTAAAGATGTTGTTGTTTTAACTGTGGGAGATATAACTGAATCTGAAAATGTTGTTGCACCTGCTACTGTTTGATCATCATCACTATGTAATCCTAATACACTGTCAAATACATCTACAAAAGTACTTTCTGAAGGTCTGTCTCCTGTGTTAAAATATCCTTTTAATGTTGTTTTATTTACTAATCCCATATTGTTTTATTTATTTTATTATACGTACAAACTTTTTCTTAGGTATCCCACCTTAAAACGAAAGTTGTGTCTGTTTCATCAGACATTCTTATTGGTTGTCCTAATTTACCTAATACTAAACAGTCTCCTCTTTCATCATAAAGACCTATAGTTGTAACATAAGTTGAAAAATTTGATCCAGTAGTAAAATCTGCTAGTTTATGTTTCATGTTTGATTTAACTTTTCTTGCTGACAAGTTGTAAGTACTGTTGTATTCATCTTCACTTACAGTACATTGATATTCATGTTCATAAATTAAATGTGTCCCTTGAAATTGAAGTGTATTTAAACTATATTGATCACTAGGAGCTTCCAATGCATTTTGATATAAAGGATGAGTTATAACAGCAAATCCTGCTTGGTAAAAACAGTTTCCTATATAAGGTGAACCATTTATACTTTCTGATATGTTTGTTATTTGACTACCTGTGTATGCTCGTGTCCAAATATTTAAGTTACTAAGATGTCCGTTAAATGTTTTTCCTTTATCACTTATAGGACCGTATTTCCCAACAATAAATGTTGATCCAATTCTTGATACTGACACACCCCCATCAGACTGTATGTATGATCCAACCGTAAATGTTTCTCCTATTTCTGCTGTTCCTATCCCTAATTGAATATTATCATCTGTGTTATTAGGTTCGCCTTTAGACCCAATGTATAAGTTTGCAGTATTTCTTGTTTGTTCTTTTATTGTAAAGTTTTCTTGTTTTAATAGATGACCATTATGCCATATTTGCATTGCTGATCCTGATGATTGGCATAATATATGTTGGGGATCTATTAATGAACCTGAAGACAATGATTGGCTAACAGAGTATGTTTGACCACCATCTGATCTGTCAAAATATATTGAACTACTAATCATATAAATTTCAAAAGGAAATTGTGGTTCTGGGGGAACTGCTGAACTAGATAAACTATTATTTACTATTTTATTTCCATTTTTAGCTATAATATATCTTTTTTCAATATCTAAATCTGATGATTCAAAGGTTCCTACTACAAAGTCTTTTCCTATTTCAGCAGATCCTATACTTACAACACTAACATGAGGTTGGGATTTTGCTTTCATATAAAATGAAATTGAAAAATCTTCATCTTTATCAAAATTAAATCTTTCATTATGTGAGGATGAAATGTATGAACCTGTTCCACTATCAAGAATAATTTCTGAAAAACCACTTAAAGATTGGGAAAATTGTATGTTATTATAATATAAATTATTAAAGAAATAACTATCATCTTCGTCCTTAGGGTATATTTCTTTTGGTTTACCCATTGTACTTGTGTAAGTTATAGGGGCATTAGGACTATTCTTTCCTCTTCTCCAATTTCCCCCCTCTATTTCTATATGATAATTGGGATCTCTTTTTATATATCTATAATTAGCATAATCACTAAATACATCTAAATCATATCTTTTAAAACCCTCTATAGATTCTAATTTAAAAACATTTTGTTGTACATCATTAGGATAGGCATCTAAATCTGTTCCACTAATTATTAGGTTTCCTTTTTTATCATCTATTATTTCATGATTACCACTTGATGATAAATAAAATGATCCTGGTTTTATTTCAAAACCATATAAACCTGAGGGTATAGATATTATGTTTGCTTTTTGGTAAAGATCTCTTGGTTGTTCTAAATAATTAATAGGACCCATTTTATTACCTATTGCCTTTTTAAAATTTCTATAAAAAAGATGATCTATTTGGTTGTATTTTATTACATTTTTTGTATCCCCCCCATAAACAGCACTTGCAGAACTATATAAAGAAATTGATTCTGAGGTCCAGCTTGAAGTATACCATGTTACTGAATTTGTAGCTGCAGAGGCAGAAGAAAAATTATATTGTTTATGGGCATTAAAAGGTATTAGTGCCTTGTCTTGTGCCGTAAATTTTTTAAAGACTGAACCCATTTTTAATGAATATTAAAAGTCTAATTTTACTCTTATAAGTGCTTCTTTGGTAAAATCTTTTGCAATTGGTTGACTTAGTTTAGCAACTGCTAATAAATCGTTTTGGTCATTATATAATCCAACAGTTGTTATAAATGTTTTAGGATTCATTCTCATTGAAGAAAATAAAATTGTTCCTTTACTACTTCCACTAGTAAATGAAGGATTGTTTGTGTAATTAAATTCTGAGTTTTTAGCCCTAACAAAGTAAAATTGTGAATTTACGTCTTCTTCTGTGTCTATAATAAAATGATTTGAAGATGAAATACATTGATACATTTTAATATGATTATTATCTCTGTTTTCACTTAATCCTGGGTTATTAAGGGGTAATGAAGAAGTTATTGTATTTAAAGTTGAAGCAGGAGCTGGATCAGCTGTTCGTAATGAATCTGGTTCTGCTTTAAACATATCACCATTTAATATAATAAGTCCTGCATGTGGGTAAAAATGACCATATGATGAACTTCCCCCTTTTTGGTTTATTGTTGAACCTGACATTATACCAACAGATCCAGACACAACATTATAATAACCCCCTAAATTAGTACCTACATAGTTAGGATTATTTGCTGTTGCTCCTCTACTAACACTATCATCTGTAAGTTTAAGTAAACTTGCAGCTGGTTGATCTATATTAGCTCCTGAAATGTGTAAATCTAAAGTTCCAGCAGATAATCTTTGTTTATAATTTGCTCTGTTTACATTAATTACATAAATACTGTCTGGTGTGTGAGTACCAAAAGTAAAATATTGGGTTTCATCTTGGAATACTAATTGTCTATATTGGTTGTAATTTACTTTAGTAGCACTAAAACCAAACGATCCTGTGTCATTTGTAAAATCAGGAGAACCAGATCCATGTCTGTGTCCATATGCTAAAGAATATTGTACTTGAGCAGCTGTAGAAGTACTAACTGCATTGTAAGCATCTATATAAAATTGCATTGATCCTGTAGATGATACTATTGATGCTGATTGTATTGATGATGTGAAATTGGTATCTAAATTATTGTCATTAGTAGACCATGTTGATGTAACTATTGGAGCTGGGTTCTCTAAAATTACTATATCATTTGCTTCGTCAAATCTGGTTAAACTCATTATTTTTTATTTTATGTTGTTGTTGAATTAACTGTAAAAGGAACAGCTATTCTTGCTCCTGTATTTATTCCTTCAATTATTAAACTTGTAGTTAACGAGGGTAATGAAGTACTAAATAATGCATTGTTAGTTGTTGCTTGAATTGTTAAAGTTCTACCTACTACTGTTTCAGCTGTTGCAACATTAGAAATAGTAGATATTGTTGTTGAGTCTGCTTGTTGAGACATTCTTCTATTTCCTTTTCTTGGTGAAGTAGTTGGTGTTGATCCCGTTGCAGTTATATATTCTCTTAATCTATTATCTACAATAGTAAATCTATATCCTCTACTTTCAGTACCTGCTTGGTTATTACCATTTATATTAAATGTTCTAGGTTTTATAGCTTGTATAGCTCCTTGAGATAATTCTATACCTGTTTGGTTTGCTACTTGAATGTAAGGTATTGCTGATGTTCCTCTAGCTAATGTAATTAGTTTTGACTGCATCATATTCCCCCCGTCAGGGATTGCTTCAATTAGAGGCATGTTTTCAATTGCTTCTGCTGAGTATTGTGTTCCGTTAGGATGAGTTTCATTGAATAAAGTATAATCTATTTCACTATCACCTAAAGCAAATTGTGTTATTTCAAATGAACCATCGTTTTTAGCAAGAAGTTCTCTTCCTTTTTTGGTTAAAATTGCATCTACTGTGATGCTTGAATTGTCTAAATATCCCATTGTTTTTATTGTTTGTTATAAATATAATATTTTTTAAGAAATATGAATTATTCTATTAATATGTTTGTAAGTCCTTCTGGTGCACCATCTATTAATCCAGCTTTTGTTAAATAAAGTTCTAAATTTCTTTTAACTTTTTCATGTGTGTGTTCGGGTATTATAGCTATACCCTTTAATCCTATACCATCAAATAATTCTTCGTCTTTATTTATGTTTGTTATTATTGTATGGTCTTTGTCTAAAAATGATAATTGCCAATCAAGGGAGGCAGATCCTTCAGAATTAAGATACCCACCATAAT